ACGACCCTAGAGTACAAGCACTTGTTACTGCACGTTTGGGTACTAAGAGTACGCTAGAGGAATCACGTACTGAGAGGTTTATAGGTATTGCTAAACGTGGACTAATACCTATCCCAGTGAGGTACTATGCCGCGCACACAGGTAGGTGGGGTGGTGATGACAAGATCAACATACAGAATCTACCTAGTCGTGGTGTCAATGGTAAGAAGTTGAAGTCCAGTATCATTGCGCCAGTAGGTTACACACTAGTAGATTGTGATTCGTCACAGATCGAGGCGCGTGTACTTGCGTGGGTGGCAGGGCAAGATGATTTAGTTGAAGCGTTCGCCAACAAGGAAGATGTATATATCAAGATGGCATCTAAGATATACAACGTCAAAGAGGAAGACGTTACCAAAGAGCAACGGTTTGTAGGTAAGAGTACGATACTTGGTGCAGGGTATGGCATGGGTGCTGTACGTTTTGCTGAGCAATTGAAGTCCTTTGGTACTACTATATCTGTAGATGAAGCGCGTAGGATTATATCTATCTATCGAGAATCTAATTGGAAGATCAGTCAGTTTTGGCGTAACTGTCAAAACATGTTGGTCGAGATGTCTCGCGGTAGAGTTATGTCTTTTGGTGCGAATGGTATTGTAAAAAGCGTAGAGACTGCAACAGGTTATGGCATTGAGTTGCCAAGCGGTCTAGTTATGCGCTACGATGACTTACAGTATGAACAAGGCGAGCGTGGTGTGGAGTTTAATTATAAGACACGACGAGGTCGCACAAGAATCTACGGTGGTAAGGTTACAGAGAATGTATGCCAAGCTATCGCTAGGTGCATCATGGGTGAACAGATGTTGGCTATTGCTAAGCGGTATAAACCTGCACTCACTGTGCATGATTCCGTGGTATGCTGTGTACCTGATGATGAGTTAGACGAAGCTAGACAATACATAGAAGAGTGTATGAGTACGACACCTTCATGGGCAGAGGGTATGCCTATAACGTGTGAGTCTGGCATTGGTAAATCTTATGGAGACTGTGAATAATGGCTAAAGATAAAATAGAAGAAGCAATCAAAGAAGTACACGAGGCGGCAGACAAAGCTATTGACGAGGTTCAAGAGGAAATTCAAGAAACTCGTATGGAGGTCACCGCTTGGCTAAAACAAACCCGTTCTTTCACATACGCTGAGTTGTTAGTGGTAAGTGTAGGCATTGTAATGGTTGTTTGGGCGGCAGGGAGCCTCTAGTGAGTATTGCACCGTGGTCATTCAGCAAAATAAAATCCTTTGAACAATGCCCAAAAAAGTTTTATCATCTAAAGGTAGCAAAGGATTACAAAGAGCCTGAGACTGAGGCTATGTTGTATGGGACTGCGGTGCATTTAGCCGCTGAAGAGTATGTAAGAGACGGGAAACCGTTACCCCCAGAATACATGTACATAAAAGCCCCAATAGACGCACTATGTGCTAAACAAGGGGAAAAAATCTGCGAATTGGAAATGGGGTTAACGGCAGACCTTGAACCGTGTGGGTTCTTTGATGATGATTGTTGGTATCGTGGTATAGCTGATTTAGTTATAGTCGATAGAGAAAACAAACTGGCTTGGGTAATTGACTACAAGACAGGTAAGAATACTAGGTATGCAGACAAGGGTCAGTTAGAACTAATGGCATTGTGTGTATTCAAACACTTCCCCGAGGTTGAGACTGTAAGAGGGGGGCTTTTGTTTGTTGTGTGTAACGAGTTAATACGAGATACCTACAAAGAAAGCTCCGCTGGTAAGATGTGGGAAAAGTGGTTAGCTGACTACAAACGTATGGAAATAGCGTATACTAATGATGTATGGAATGCTCACCAAAGTGGGTTATGTAAACGACATTGCATTGTTACAGAATGCGTGCATAATGGTAGACACTGATGAGAAAGAAACGTAAAAAACAAGTTAATGCTCCTGTTGGCAGTGAAACCTTTGAAAGAAGAATGGAACGCCAACGTGCTAGGCGTGCGTTTGATAAGAAGCATGGTAAAGCCGCACGTAAAGGGAAAGATATAAGCCACAATAAGATGTTAAAGGATGGTGGCAGTAACAAGGATGGGTATAAATTAGAAAGTCCTAGTAAGAACAGATCTAGGAATGGGCATAAGCCTAAAAAGAAATGACTCTGCTTGTCGTGTGTAGACGCTTAGCTTGATGCGTCTTTAAATGATGTAGTTAGTTCCGTCCTCCTGACTGTACGCATGCTACATAAAATCGAGTTAGCTATGGGTTTTGATTAAAGTCCCACATAGCAGACCTAGCCCCATCTGTAGCGGCATCGGGGCTAATTTTATCGTAAACGGACACCGTTTTACGAGGTTCACTGATGGAGAATAATAATTGAAGATTGTAGATAACAAAGCACTATTACTTAACTTGCGTACTCCGGGTAGAGTGACGAGTTGTATACCAAAGAGTAAGACGTTATCAGAACACCAAGTATTAGTTAACTGGGGAGTAGATGAGGTACAGGTACTACGTAACATAGGTATCAATGCACCATCACCAATAGAAGGTAGGTATGAGTGGACAGGCAGGTATGATCCATACGACCACCAGAAAGCTACCGCAAGTTTTATGACACTAAATAAAAAGTCCTTTTGTTTTAATGAACAAGGGACAGGTAAGACAGCCAGTGCTATTTGGGCATCGGATTACTTGTTGAATCAAGGTAAGATAAACAGGGTGTTAGTTATATGTCCTCTATCTATTATGGAATCGGCATGGCGTAATGACTTATTTAGCTTTGCTATGCACCGCAAGGTAGATGTAGCGTATGGTTCAAAGAAGAAGCGCAAAGAGATAATCGAAGGCGATGCTGACTACGTGATAATAAATTATGATGGGGTAGAGATTGTACAAGATGCCGTAGCTGAAGGTGGTTTTGATTTAATTATCGTAGATGAAGCTACGCACTATAAGAATGTACAGACCAAGCGATGGAAAACCCTCAACAAATTAGTCAACAAAGATACATGGCTGTGGATGATGACAGGTACACCTGCGGCACAGAGTCCAACTGATGCGTACGGCATAGCTAAACTTGTTAACCCCAATGGTGTACCTAGATTCTTTGGGTCGTTCCGAGATACAGTAATGCAAAAGGTAACTAATTTTAAGTGGATACCAAAAGAAACAGCTACGGATACCGTACACAAAGTATTGCAACCTGCTATACGTTATACAAAGGAAGAGTGTTTAGACTTACCACCTATGGTATATGTCAAACGTGAAGTCGATATGACTGCACAACAAAAGAAATACTATAAAGAATTAAAGAGTAAGATGATTATGCAAGCGGCAGGGGAACAGATCACTGCGGCAAATGCAGCTGTAAACATGAACAAGCTACTACAAATATCATCTGGTGCTGTATATACCGATACTGGCGATTCTTTGGAGTTTGATATAACCAAACGTTATAAGGTGTTAAGAGAAGTTATTGATGAGTCTAGTAAGAAAGTATTAGTGTTTGTGCCCTTCAAGCACACCATAGACTTACTGACTGAGAAGTTAAGGAAAGATGGTATAGCCACTGAGGTCATACGTGGTGATGTAAGCGCACCTAAACGCACTGATATATTCAAACGCTTTCAAGAACAAGACGACCCTAAAGTTTTAGTAATCCAACCACAGTCTGCGGCACATGGTGTAACACTTACAGCGGCAAACACTGTAGTGTGGTGGTCGCCCACTAGTTCACTGGAAACGTACGCGCAAGCGAATGCTAGGGTACACAGATCAGGACAAGATCAAAAGTGTACCATCGTACATCTACAAGGGTCGTTTGCAGAGCGTCGAGTTTATACCTTATTAGACAACAGAATAGACGTACATACCAAGATGATCGATTTATACAAGGAAATACTTGACTGAGCCACTATTTTACGTTATGGTCAATGTCCCTTTAACAAAGGAGCGTAAGATGAGTGATGTACCAAACGCTGAGAAGCTAACTGCTGTCTACCTAAAGATAAAAGATAAGCGTAGTGAGTTATCAGCAGAGTTTAAAGAAAAAGATGCTGAGTTATCCGATCAGTTAGATAAGGTAAAGCGTGCTTTACTGGACTACTGTGAGGAACAAGGCGTTGATAGTGTAAGGACTTCGGAAGGGTTGTTCTATAGGTCGGCTAGAACACGTTACTGGACAAGTGATTGGTCTTCAATGCACGAGTTTATACTTGAGAATGAAGTACCAGAGTTGTTAGATAAACGTGTCAATCAATCTAATATGAAGCAATACCTTGAAGAAAACCCAGACCAAGTACCAAAAGGTCTTAACGTAGATTCTGAATATATTGTTTCAGTGAGGAGAAAGTAATGGCGGATAAATATGTAACCGCAGAAGAAGTGGCAGATAAGTATAGTATATCTGTACACGGTATACGTGGGTGGAGGCGTAGAGGTATTGTACCTACTCATCTTTATATAAAGATTGGTGGTCAGTACCGATACGATTTAAAGGGCTTGGAAGAGTTTTTCCGAGGCAACACCGCCCAATCTAAAAGCGAAGAGGTAAAGGAAGACACTAGAACCCCCCGCCAAAAGCTAGATGACTATTCATTAACAGGTAAGAGTGAAGAACTTAAAGCCCAACTTACCGAAATGGATTTTGCAGCAGACGAGGACTTCTAGTGAGAAGGTTAAGCATACGTGGTGGTCAGTTTACATTAATGAATGATGGTGAGCATGAAGTCTTGCCCCATGATAGTGTAGATGTAATCATCATAAATGCCGCGCCTGTATCAAGATCATACTTTGGTAATCAGTTTGACCCTAACAAGTCTACTGCACCAGTCTGTTGGTCTGATGATACGCAAAGACCATCACGCAATGTACCACAGGATAACGTGCAATCAGGTAGGTGTATGGACTGTACACAAAACGTGCGTGGTTCTGGGGAGAATGGTGGTCGGGCTTGTCGGTTTCAACAACGACTAGCTGTTGTATTTGAGGGAAACCTCGATGAGGTGTATCAGTTGCAGATCCCTGCCAGTACAATTTTTGGTAGGGTGACTAATGGTAATATGGGTATGCAAGAGTATGCTCGCCATTTAGCCGCACATGCTACATCAGTTATTGCTGTCTTTACGAATATCTATTTCGATAAAGACAGTGTTGTACCTAAACTTTACTTCAAACCTGTACGCCCTGTAGATACAAAGACAGGATTAAAGGTGGCTGAAATGGTAGTGCACGAAGATACAAAGGCGGCTATAACATCTATAGTCCCTGTGTCTGGTGAGACTGCATCACCTTTTGCTGTCGTTGAGGGTGGGTTTGAGTTAAATGCGAACTAACGAAGGTAATTAATTATGGCTAATCAAAATAGCTCTTATGTAGTACAAAACGTTGAGGCTCTTTGGCCTCGTATCAATAAACCATATCGCTTTGACAATGCAGAGAATCGCACTGTTCCTTGTGATCCTTTTGAAGATAACGCTAAATACGAAATTAAGTTTCGTATGAATAAAGATCAGGCTAAGGCTTTGTATCTTGAAATGTGTAAGGCGTATGAAGAACGCAAAGAAAAAGGGTGGCCTGAGAAAGTTGATAACCCATTCACCAAAGATGATGATGGCATGTATACCTATAAAGCATCATTGAAAGGTGCGTATGGTAAAGAGGCTACACTTAAACCTGTACAATATGACTCAAAAGGAGCTAAACTACCTAACGATTTCATGTTGACAACTGGAAGCACTGTAAACGTAGCTGTCGTATTTGTCCCATACAATATGCGTGAAGCAGGAATCTCACTACGCTTACGTGCTGTGCAGGTTATCAAGTATGTACCAATGGAAGCATCATCTCCGTTCGGTGCTGTTGAAGGTGGCTTTGAGTTTAAAGCCGAGGACGACAACCCTTTTGAAGTTGTAGAAGCTAAATCTACCACCAATGTTATTGAGGGTGAGTTTGGTGATACACCTGAACCTAAGAAAGTTAGCAAAAAGACTACACCAAAACCAAAAAAGTCTGATGCTGACATCGCGGCAATCGTAGACGACTGGGACGACTAGTCCCACAAACTTAGCTAGGTATAACCGAAAAGGGGGCAACCGCCCCCCTGCTATCTTCACCCTCGGAATTAGGAATGTATTATGGATGCAGAAGTATTTTTGCGACACGTCACTGGGGACGACGGATACTACTGTTTATTTGCGGTTAAGTTAGGACAGAACGATAGACCACAGACGTTTCATACAAATTATGATTCGTTACTACAAGAAGCACGTAAGTTAGATGCTCGTGGGTACAGCCCATACTTTGCACTAGCTACGTTTGAAGAGAGTGGTACTCGTGTAGCCGACAATGTAAAACAGTTAAAGTCTTTCTTTATGGACATCGACTGCGGGGAAGGCAGAGATTATCCAACTAAACAAGAAGGACTCCAAGCCCTACAGAGATTTTGTAAGAAGGTTGAGTTACCACGCCCATTGTTAGTTGATTCTGGCAGAGGGGTGCATTGTTATTGGCCTTTGTCTGAAGCTGTTAGCAGGGACGATTGGAAGCCTGTAGCAGGCCACCTAAAGCAGTTATGTAAGAATCATGGGTTTACTATTGATGCGTCAGTGACTGCCGATGCGGCTCGTGTACTGCGTATACCTACAACACACAACCACAAGACTGAGCCACCTACGGAAGTAACATTCTTTAGTGAGCATGTACCTGAAGCGGTAACTCTTGATGAGTTTGCCAAGTGTATTGGCGCAGACCAAGTGCCTAAGAAACAACCTGACAACCAACCTGCCAATGCAATGATGGAAGCATTGATGGGTAACAAACAGTTTAAGTTCAAAGATATTATAGCTAGAGAATCTAGCTGTGCGCAGTTAGTTGACATAGTAACAAAGCAAGACGAGTGTAGTGAGCCTATATGGAGAGCAGGTTTATCTATAGCTAAGTTCTGTTCTGATGGACAGAAAGCGGCACACATAATGTCTAAGAATCACCCTGAGTATTCAGCAGAAGAAACACAGGATAAGTTTGACAAGATAAAAGGCCCGTACCTATGCCACCACTTCGATGAGTTCAAGCCTGATGTATGTACAGAATGTCCACACTGGGGCAAGATTAAGTCTCCAATATCTTTAGGGGGCAGTGTGCGGGAGGCTACTGAAGAAGATAACGTAGTAGAAGTACCTGCACTTGATCTACCAAACACTCCGACTACTACCTATGTAATTCCGACATACCCAAAGCCATACTTTCGTGGTGCTAATAGTGGTGGTGTGTACATACGTACGTC